GCTTCAGATGTAGAACTAAAAGAAAACATTAAGAAAGTTGGCGAGTTAGAACCAGGCGTTGGTTGGTACACATGGGACTGGAATGAAACAGGTAAGTCTATTGGCGCTGAGTCTGAACCAGCAGAAGGTGTATTAGCGCAAGAAGTTCTCGAAGTTAAACCTGATGCAGTTATGGTCAAAGATGGCTACTACGCTGTAGATTACGGAAGGATATTATAATGTACGGAATTATGTCAGGGCTAGAGCCAAGAGGATATGCTGATGGCGATCTAGTACAAAAAGCTTTACAGCTAGGCGTTCAACCCTTCGGCATGAGCGATGAAGAAATCATGCAAGCTATCATGCAAAAACAACAAGTTGATGATATGTCTGGAGCTAGTGGAGATATCGGAAAAGGTTTGTCAGCTTTAAATGAAAATGTAAAAGATTATGTGTTTGATTACACAGATCCATTAGAGTATGCAACGCTTCCATTCTTAGCTCCAAAACTAGCGATGAAAGGTAAAAAAGTTTTTGACGCAGTTAGAGGTTCTGGAGGCGCACTTTCAAAAAATTTAAGAGGTATTGGTGCATACATTGGCACAGACATTCTAGCGCGTGATGTTATGGGTTACGAAAATCCATTTGCAAAAGATGCTCAAGACGAAGCAGCAGAAGATCTAGCGGAAATGCAAGACAATGAATTTATTGACTTTGAAGAAGATGGTGGCATATCTCTTATAGACCCTGATAAACCAATGGAAACAGGTATGTCATCAGAAGAGATTGCAAAAGAAATAGGAGATAAAAAAACTCCATTTGATAAAATGAAAGGACTAGCAGCATTTGCAGAGCTTGCTGGTCAACTAGGAACATCTCCTGAAGATACTCCACAAATGACAGGCGGACAGTTTATTAAACAAAATCCTTTTCAAGCTCCGGGCGTAATGAGAATGGCCAATGGTGGTATAGCTCAATTTGCACTTGGAGGACCTGCAATTAAAAAAGCTATTGCAGCAGGTGTAAAAAAAGGAATATCTGCTTTAGATAAACCAATTCAGGCTATAAAAAAAGAAGTAAAAGCAATTAAAGAAGCAAGAAAAACTCCTAAAGCATCAACAAAAAAATCAGACAGCACAGACTTAGTTCTTTATGATGATGCTGCTGCCGCTGCTAGAACCACAAGAGCTCCTAGTGCATTAGATGCATTTCCACCTTTATTAGGTGGTACAGCAGTCGCTACAGGTAAAGCTCTTAAGTCTGCTGGACAAACTCTTGGTAGAAACAAAGCAGCTATTGGAGCTGGATTTCTTGGCTATGGTCTTCCAGCCGCTGGTGCTTATGGACTATATAAAGCTGTTACTGGCAAAGATGATGACGATGATGATAATAATAACAAAAATATAGCTACTGGTGGTGGAGACAAAGATGTTCTAGATGCAGACTCATCACTCAGAGACTTTAACTATGCTAAAGCATTAGAAAGAGCTCAAGCAGCAGGAAGAACTAAACCTACTTTTGTAGATTACGTTGCATCTTTCCCGGCAAGTTACACTGACAAGCTTGGCAAAGATCCAGAGTTTGCAAAACAAATGATGGCTGGCTTCGTAGCTATGATGACACCAACAGAAGGTTTTGTTGAAAGAAATGCTATTGCTGACTTTGGTGGAGCTGTTCTAAAAGAACAAGCAAGACAAGAGGGAGAAGTTCCTGATCAGATTAAGTTGATGAAAGCTGTACAAAAAAATCCAGAAATATTAAAAGCTATGAGACAACTTAGCACTGCATCCGCAGCAGCTGATCCAGTGGCTGATGCGGCCCAAGCTAAAGCAGTTGAAGGAATAATTTTAGATTATCTTTATGAAGGTAATCCAAAAAAAGATGACAAAGTATATGATGTTGAAGGCAACCTGCTAAATAAAAACATTCTTTTAAAGCTATACAGAGATTCAAACGGTGATCTTACAGAAATATCAAAATTTGTTTCTAAAAAATTAGATTAATGCCTTTAATAAAGCTCCCCAACGGAACTCAGATTTTTGTTGAAAGTGATGATCCGGAAGAAATAAAAAAAGTTACACAAAAAGCTAAAAAAAGAAGTTCCAGTAGCTCTGACTCTGTCATTGGAGACATAGGCCGAGGCATAGCCGCGGGTGTTGTTTCTATACCTCAAGGTATTGCTACCATACCTACAACTGGCTTAGATCTTTTGTTCAACACAGATGTAACCGATGATGTAAACGAATTTTTTGAAAACATCAAACCAGATGTTCAAGGCACAGCCGGTAAGACTGCGCAAATGGTTGCTCAATTTGGAATACCAGGTCTTGGCGTTGCAAGAGGATTATCACAATTAACTAAACTTCAACAATTAGGAACTATGGCCGCGGTAGATGCAGCTGTAGCAACCGATGATGTTGATACCTTTGCTGACATGTTGTTTGACAAAGAAAGCGATGAAGAAAGATTAAGAAATTTACAAGGCAGAGATGCTGCTTTAGCAAGGCTTACGGAAAGATTACAAGTTTTAGGTGAAACTGCTGCTGTCATGTATGCAGCGCCTGTTGCTGTATCCGGGGCTGTAAAAGGTGTGGGCGCTGGACTTGACTTGGCTGCTCCATACATGAATGCAATAGCTAAAGCCACTCCTAAATTTGGTAACCAAGCTGTGGCTTCTGCTGATAAAGCAGACAAAGGAGTAAGAGACTACTTAAGAAAATATTTTTCATATGGCGGTAAGTACGAACAAACAGCAGCAAATAACAAATATATTATGGATGCTATGCAGGCAAAAACATTTTATTTAACTTCGTTGATCAATCCAATTAATGATTCAATGAATGTTGTTAGAAGAACTCTTGAAGATGCAGTTTCAATAGGTGGCAAAATGAATTCTCAAGATGCTCTTGAGATAACAAAAGCTATGTCTACTTACAGGGCTCCCCTATTAACAGTTGAGAGAGAGTTTCCATCTCTTGCGGGTGATGCAAAAAAAGCCAAAATGATTGAGTATCAAAGAGAGGCAATGAAAAAGATTAAAAGTTTTGAAGGCTCTGGAAACAAAATTGATTATGATGCGCTTGGTATTAATAAACAAAATCAAATATCCGAAATTATGGCTAACAATCAAAAGATGTTTGACTTAGAGCAAGCAGAAATTATTAAATTTACTGCTGGTGAACCTGATGTTGCAAAACTTTTAATACCACAAGAGTTAAGACAAGCTATCATAGATAATCAAGGAAAGTATGGAACGACAATATATAGATCTATTATAGATCAAAATTATAGAATCGATCCAAAGCTAAAAGATAGTGCGATTAAAGAAATTAGAGCAAAAGTAGATGGAATTAGAAGTGAACAACAAGCAATAGATGCATTTGAATTATTAACCAATCCAAGGTCAGCAGACACTCCATATCAAACACCTGAACTTTTTGTAGAAGGAATTAAGTTTGGTCAACTTCAAGGTAAAGATTTAAAAAATCTACCTGCGGTAAGAAAGGCAATGGGTGAAGTTACAGCTCTTGATTACAACAAAGCTGGTGATTGGAAACTAGCATTGCAAGATGAAGCAGTTGCTGCCTCATCAACCATGGCTAAACTTGGGGGTTTGTCAGGGAGAGCAAAAACTTTTGACGACATAGCAAACTTAAACCAACTTAACATCCAACAAACAGGAAAGGGTTTTTTAAAAACTCCTGAAGAAATATATATTGGATCAACCGGAAAATACTCTCCTCCACTTGATAGTAAAGGAAATGTAAAACTAGAAGACGAAACTGTAATTAATGATGTTTTATACAAAAGATTTAAAAGAGAAGCTGGAGCTTTAAGAAATACTTATGCGCCAGCAGTTTTTCATGATTCGTTATTAGAAGTATCAACAGATTGGTTAAAAAATAGTCCAACTCCTTTAAAAAAAATATATCAAGGATTGCTTGGTTTAAAGGCCTTATCTCAATATGGTAAAACTATTCTTGGTCCTACAGCTCAAATAAGAAACAACACCAGCGTTCCTTTTATGGCCTTAATGAATGGTAATCTTGGACCAAGCGGGAAGTTTACTGATAACTTTAAGATGGCTTTTGCTGGAATCTTTGATCCAAGAAAGAAAGCTCAATATGCAAAAGAAATTGCAGAAGCCAGAGAGTATGGAATTATGGTTGGCAAAGGAACACAGCTTCAAGAACTTTCTGATATTGCTACCTTTGCTACAGATGATGTGGCAGTTTTAGCCAAAGCAAAATCAAAAGCTGTTTTTGATGTTATGAAAAAACCTTTATCAAAATTCGAAGGAGTTTACACAGGATCTGATAACGCGGCCAGGATGATTAACTTTAGTGGAGAGAAATCTAAGTTTGGTAAAGTTATCGCAAAGTCTTCAGATGCAGATTTTATTCCTGTTAGCTCTGGAAGAAACATGGCAGATCCAGATATACAAAAACTTATTAAAGCAGATGGTACTGTTAATGTTGGAGAACTAAGAAGAGCAGTTCCAATAAAAGAGGGAGATAATATTTTAGATAAGTTTATTAAAGGCGAGTCTGCTGACATAGCTTTAAATGTAACACCTACTTACTCTAGGGTTCCAGAAATAGTTAAGTCATTAAACTATGTGCCAGTTGTTGGTAACTTTACAGCTTTCCCGGCTGAAGTTTTAAGAAACGGTTTAAATACTTTGCAAAGAGCAGTTAAAGAAATAGCAAGCAGCAATCCAGAGTTGCAAAAAGTTGGCGCACGAAGATTGGCTGGCGGCCTAACAACAACAGTTGGCATTCCAGCAGGACTAACAGCAACAGCATTGGCTTTGACTGGCGCTGACAAAGAACAGCTTGATGCATACAAAAGATCTTTTGCTGCACCCTGGGAAAAAACAGCGACCATGATTCCAACAGGCACAGATGAACAAGGAAACATTACAGGGTTATATAACTTTAGTTATACCAATCCATATGATTACTTGCAGAAACCTTTTAAAGCAGTAATGAATGCTTATGCTAATGGTGAAAGAAACGAGGCCGGGCTAATGGATATTGCAACTAACGCATCCGTTGATATGGTGGGTGAGTTTGTTAACCCTTTCCTATCTCCAAGCATGGGCGCAAAAGCTTTGTATGAATCTACTCTAGTTGGTAAAACAGAAACTGGCAAAACTATTTATAACGAATCAGATATGTTAGGCGAAAAAATAGCAAAAGGGACATTGCATTTCTTTAATGCAGTAGCTCCAACAATTACACCAATTAGGTTTGAAATAGATGCAGATGGAATGCAAACAGTACCCAAAGATTTTATTACAGCCGCAGCATCTATTGTTACAGGGGAAGAAGATTTAATTAGCCCAAGAGGAAAACCTATTGATGTTGCAGAAACAATGGTGTCAGCTTTTTCTGGTATTAAAGTTATTAAACCTCAGATTGATAGATCTCTTTACTACAAAGCAGCCGAAGCAAAAAGAGCTATTAGAGAAACAACCAATGAATTTAACAGGTTGCTTAGATCTAATAACAGAAGAGACGCTGAAGATTTTATTCAAGGCTACATTAACACCAATGAAGATAGATATAATTCTTTAAGAACTCTTTACACAGCTATTGAAGATGCAAGAACTTTAGGACTTAAAGACTATGAAATTAGCGAACAACTAAAAATTGCAAAAGTTGCAAACAGAGATATGGTTATGCTTGGAATGTTTAATCCTATTGAGCCTAATAAAGATGTTCTTCAGTTTGCAATGACTGGTACAGAAAGAAAAGCAGCTCAACCAATTTCTGTTGGTGATCTTGTATCTTCTCAGGTAGATCTGACCGGGCAAAGCCTTCAAGGACAATTCCAAGATCCAAGAGACAAACCAGTCGCTCCACCAGTTAGAAGAGCAGCAGATGTATTAAGAGAAGAAGAGATAAATAAAATACTGACAGGAAGACCATAACTTGTACAACAAATATAGAGCGAAGAAAGTTAAGCTTGATGGCATAACTTTTGACAGCAAACTAGAAGCGGCTAGGTACACTCACCTCAAAGAACTAGAAGCAGATGGCATCATCTCTAACATAGAAGTGCATCCACCTTTCCCGTGTGTGGTTAATGATAAAAAGGTTTGTCTTTATAAGGCTGACTTTAGATACGTCAACAGCGAGGGTGAGATAGTGGTAGAAGATACAAAAGGAATCGAGACGCCTATGTTTAGATTGAAGAAGAAATTAGTAGAGGCACTGTACCCAGACACAGAAATACTCGTAATAAAAAAACCAAAAAGCTAGAAGGGTACTCCGGTTTCAACCCATGGTTTGATTTTAAGTATTGTGCCATTTAATAATCTCTTGATGTTGTCAGCTTTCTCTAACAGTTCTGTAGGAAACCCAGCGTTTACTACTTCAATTAATTCTTTGCTAGAATAAAAGTTCACATCAGCAGAGCTTTTGGCTTCTGGAACATTAACAAACTTAAACCCATCCTTTTCATACACCACTATATCTTTATCCTTCTCAACCATTACCGCGGGTATTAACTCTGGAATGTAATTGTGTCGACCACAACCTTTAAGCTGTCGATTATTGCTGATCTTTTTGTCATGCTGATCACAATGCCAATGAGCATCTCCTTTCTCTATATCAATTTTTGCAAACCGACACGAGCGACAATGTATCTTTTCAGGCAATGCTCTGCCTAAATAACAAGCCTGTTGCTTCGGAGTCATAAAACTACGAATGCGATAATCAGTCTCTGGTATATAATTTTCTGGTGGATCTTCTCTCGTAAGAATATCTTTAGCTTTATCCATCAAAGAATCGAACAGGATTTTATCATACTCAACTACTTCGGTATATAAGTCTGAGTTATTTTTATTATAAACAATAGCTATAGCGTGTTTAAAATTAAACAGGCCCATATATAAATGTAATTGAGCAGCATATTCGTCTGACCATTCGCAATAACTACCAAGCTTTTGTAAGTTTTTAAATCTATTATCGTTAGCTGTTTTAAATTCTAGAAGGTATGGGTTCTCTTTATCCATGCCTGGAAAGTTTCGACCTACGCCATCGATGTGGCCCTTAACATGTCCACCCAATGCTTCAGTCTCAAATTGTTTTCCATTGCTGTCAACGTCATATATGGAAGCCCCAGGGATCTTTCTTAACTTCTTGATCAAGTCATCTTCTACCACGTTACCAAGATCTAACAAACGAAGAACTCTAGGCTCCCAATCATTTGGCATGAGCCAGCGATAGCGCATCCAAACCAAACGTTGATTAGAATTACCAATACCACTAATCCCTAAATAGAATCTCTTGTGTTGTTTCTCTTGCAATTCAACCTGGTCTAACAACTCATGTATCTTTGTCATAGAATTATCTCCTCATTTTTCTTGGTTTTAATACCAATAACGTTCTCATACTTGCCTTGCTTTTGTAAAACAATCTCAGATATTGTATCAAACGCACCATTGTTTATAAGTTCTGCCGCCATCCATGGTTGTTTTGGGGATCCCCACTCAGTTGTAATCTTGTTCCATTTACGAACTGCCATGTTATGAGCGGTAGGATGACCAAACATTAATGGCATTTTTCTGGGAAAGAATTCATTCTCAACTGTAAATACTACTTGACAATACTCACTGCCATTTTTTGATTTAACAACCGAAGCATAAATATCTGTAATGGGTTTTGCTTTAGGTATGGCTGCTTTCTTTTCGTCTGATAAAACAGCTTGCTTTTCTGCTTTGGTTCTCTTGGCAACCTCTCTTTCTTTTCTAGTCCACAAAGTTTTTGTTTGCTTGGATTCAAAAGGCTGACCGCACTCCATGCATTCTTTAGCTGATGGTGAGTTGATGGCGCTGCAAGAAGAACAAATCTTTGGACGATACCTACCTGGTATATTTCCTTCAGGTTCTACCTCATCCAAACATCCATGGCGAGCAACGTTTTCTCCATAGTCAAGCAACAAACAATTAGTTTTATCGTCATGAATTCTCATGCCCCTGCCACACATTTGCACATACAAACCAATGCTTTGTGTTGGCCTAAGCAATGCTATACAATCCGTTCTTGGGGCGTCCCAGCCCTCAGTTAGGACGCCAACATTACATAGGGCGTGGATCTTGCCAGACTCAAAGTCTGAAAGTATCTCATCTCTTTCTAAGCTGGGCGTCTCACCCGTTACTACCGCTGCTTTGATGCCATACTGTTTTAAATACTGAGTCATTTTCTGAGCATGCAAGACTGATACACAAAAGAATACTGTAGCTGTCCTGCCTTTGCTATAAGCATTGTCAATCCAATCACTCACAACTTCTACAATGGTTTCATCAACCATAGCTACTTGTTCTAATTCTTTTTCTCTGAAGTCTCCATTTTTAAACTTTAAACTTACAGAGCCCGCATCAATAATTGCTTTATCATTAACAGCATAAGCTGATAGCCTACATAGATATCCTTCTTTAATAAGCTCTGGTATTGAAACGCTGTAAGCTAAACCTTTAAAGAAATGATCTTTACGATCTCCATAGATATAACCCTGGCCCATGCGATAGGGCGTAGCAGTACAACCCATAACTTTCATATCTCCACGAGCAGAAAGCTCATTGATAATCTTTTGATACCTGGTATGAGAAGTGGGGGGAACGTTGTGGGCTTCATCAATAATCATGTAGTCAAACTTGCCAACCTTTTCTAATCTTTTGGGAGAAGCTAAGGTGTCGCGACTAGCAACTAAAATTTGAGCGTTATGTTGAAAGCGTTTCATTCCAGCGGCAAGCACACCCACTGGTGCGTCAGGCCAGACTGACTTTAGTTTGCTTTCAGCTTGAGCAACCAATTCTTTTCTATGAGCCATAACAATAAACCTAGCGTCAGGTTCTTTGGCTAACACTTCTTTAATGAAGTGAGAAAATATAATGGTCTTACCGGCTGCGGTAGGAAGCGCAATCAATGCATGTTCATTTGTTGGCTTGGTAGCAAACCAATGATGCAAAGAGTTTATTGCATCTCTTTGGTAGTATCGAAGTTTCAATGTATTATTTTCTTTTCGCTTGTTGTTTGTCTTAAAATAATTGCTAGCTCATCTGATCCATACTGATCAATGTTATCTGTAATAACAGATGATATAAGGTGCATTGCTTCAAATGGACTTTCTGAAAATTGAAAAGAAATGTCTACTGTAAATTTTAATAAAGTAAGAACTGCGGCTTTGGTGTCTAGATCTTGTCTAGTCCAATCGTCAATGCAGATCGCAAGATCTTGCATAACTGTATCGCATGTTCTTTTATCTAAAGAATCGGAATGTTTGTTTTTTTCTTTCATTATTTATATTTAAATTTAATAAAGTTAGTTTAGCATCTTTTACCTTTTCATCTATTTCAGATGGCAAGCTATCAAATGTTTTATCTAAAGAGTCCAATAAAGACTCCACCCTTGTGACCAAATCTTTGGCCTCTCTTACATCTATTGTCATATCTTTTTCTCCAAAAAAAGGTGAAGTGTTTTCGACAATGCCTACACTTCAAAGACACTATGAAAGGCAATAACCTAAAACCTTCTGTCTGTTAGTGAGACACTTGCAGCAAACAACTGGTCTCAAAGTTGCTAATAAACCGGGAATGAATACCGGCATTGCTTAGGTAATATAATCAACTGGGTTATAATTATCCCAATCGTTTTGTCTGAGATAATATTTAACGTTATCTCTAATAAGGCGAGGAGTAGCCAAGGCATAGCCCAGGTCAAGCAAAGCTTTGGATACTCGCTCGGTTGTTTCATCTACAGAATCGCCATCTCTCTTAAGTATATCGACCTGGTTATGCAGTTCCTCGATGAAATCCATTTACTTGTCCCAGTCAAACCCATCATCATCTGATGAGTCATCTTTTTTATCTGGGGCAGGTGCAGGGGAAGACGCCGATGAACTAGAAGTCCCTGCAGCGAACTTACTAATTACATTTTTGTCCTCCCACTTGGTTCCATCTCCTTTGTCTCTCCCCTCCTCCACTTTAAGCGTGGCGTTAAATGGAACGTTCATCATGCTTTCTAAAGCTTCAAGGTTGAAGTTGTTGACATCGGGATCCATACCCATGGCTTTTCTCCAATTACGAAGTTTGCCCTTGGATACATTGAGACCGTTGCCTTCAAGCATTATGTTCTCCCAAACTTTTCTGCCAGCAAACTTGGGACCAATAACATCAAAGGTAAGACTGATCATCTTGTGACCAGAAGACTTTGCAGTTTTTGCTTCCCAGGTTTTAGCAACCAATTCATATTCGCCGGCTGGCATAGGACCAATCGAGCTAGGGTCTAGCTCTTCATGATCAGTTAGATTAATTTCAAAATCAGACATTGTGTTTCTCCTATTTAGATTTTAAAGATTCTTTGAACGCGGTCATGAATGCACTCCATTCTAAGTCTAATGGGAGATTTCCCAAGTCGACTCTGGATTTTGCATCAAAGGCCGCAGCGTATTTGTGAAACAACTTTCGTTTGCCATATGACACACCTCTGGTTGTTTCCTTAAACCCTTGTCCACTTGTACGAGTTGATACCTCATAGTTTGCAAACAAGTTGAAGTCTACCCATTCGCGTATCATTGAAGATACCTTCTTGTGTAAACTCATTTCCCAACGATCATAGGGCTCACGCTCTGGATCATTGAAAGTTCTAATGGCTACATGAGAAAGTAAGATGACATGCATCTTTTTCTTTTGTAGTTCATCAAACATGTGTAGAAGTCTGCGATAAAGTTCAGCAGACTCTGTATAACCTTTTCCAAAACCCAAGGCTTCAATGCCTTTGACTGAATGATTTTGGCAAACCTTTTGTTGCACAAGTTTCTCAGCCCAATCAGTGGTATCAAATACCAGGGTTCTATAATCGTGATCTTCCTCAATCAATGTTTGTATTTGCTTAACGATATCGTCATAGCTTTTACATAAAGGGAAGGAAGGAACATCAATAAAGTTTGTTCCATCTTCAGTCTTAATAAAGATTGGCTTGGGTGCTTTAGATGCAAAGGTAGATTTACCTATCCCATCTGTTCCAGATACATTGATCTTAAGTGCTGGCACTTTGATTCCTGATTCTATAGTTTTCAATAAGCTCACCTTGGTCTCCTATCGTAATGATTAACGTTAAGATCTTCTTGAGAACCAACATGTTCTTCCCATATATCTGTCAATGCACTTGGCAAATACATGGTATTTATTTTTTTCATTTTGCTGCAAAACTGTTCAAAGCTTTCGCAACTACCAATTACAAATTCTGAATCAGACTGAACGTCTATCAGAAAGTCTCCTATCCTACTCATTATTTTCTCCTTTTAAGGGATCAATGAATTGCACATAAGGCCTTTCATTAATCTTAGTTTGTAAACCCTTTTCAACATATTCCCAAAGATCCGGGTCATCTTCTTTGCAGACCTTTACAGCTTTAGTGTCTTCAGCATACTGAACCTTAAAAGGTATCTTGTATCCATCAGCTACACACTTAGATAAAAATTCCTGATCCCAAGACTTAGTAACCTTGTACTGAACCCTTAGATCAAATGGAATTAAATTATTAAGTGGGACCCTAGCGGATCCACCTGTATTAGAAAGTGTTTGTATGTGTTCTTGCACTTCAGGACGAGATGCAATCTCTTTATCCAACTCAGCGCTGGCTGCTTTTAATTCAGCCTGCTGAGTAAGATTTTTTTTCTTAGCCTTGAGCAAAGCTTCCAGGCAATATTCTTCTAAATTATTTTGCATTTTGTTTTTCTCCTAAAAAACTTACATACTATCTTAATGATAATTAAAACATTGTCAACAAATTTCTTTACATTTTGCACATAGTCTTTTATCATCCTATTTGACACGGTTTAATGGTGGCTTTCTACCCCCCTTAATTACTTGAAGCTGCCCCTAAGAATTAAAGCGTGTCACTTATTTAGGAGAGAAATGAATTTAAAACAATACATAGAAAAGCGAGGAGAAGAATCCTTGGCCAAAGAACTTGATGTTTCAATAGAAACAATTAGGTCCTGGAGGTATGGCAACAGGCAGCCTTCAGTCAACAAAGCAAAAAAACTTATTAAGCTCACCGGACATGCTCTCGATTGGGAAAGCATTTACGGATCAGTGGAGTCCTAGTGTCCTTAGATCTTAAATTTAATCTTGTTGGCGATGAGATAGACAACAACGGGCGAAGAGATATGTTGATTTCATATTATGAAAACAACTTTCATTTAATACCTTGTGGTTCAAGGAACGATGTCATACCTGATTACTTCAAGCAAAGACATCCAAATGAAGAAGAAGACGTATTAATAAAGCGCTGGTCCAAAACTCCCAGAGTTAAGTGGCTTGAACATATAACCAAACAACCAACCCTAAAAGAAATAAAGGAATGGTACTTACAGTTCCCAGGATGTAATTGGGCGGTGGTCACAGGCATTACTTTTGTGGTGCTTGATGCAGACTCGCAAGAAGCATGTGACTTTGTAGAGTCAGGGCAGATTACAAGAACACCTTTGAAACAAAAGACTCCTCGTGGTGGCTATCATTATTTCTATGCTATCAATGACAACCTAACAATCAGAAACACTACAGGTCGATTGGATATCAGGGGAGAGGGTGGCTATGTCATGGTCAGTCCTTCAAACAAATATAAGTTTGAGCTTGCTGAAAGTGCTTTCATTGATTCAATGGATGATCTGCCAATGCTTAACAGCCAAGACATGAATGTCATCTATGACTTTAATAACGATGGCAAGATAGTTTCTGGACATAACACACCTTTATCAGGTGATGGCGTTGAGTCTGGTATGCGCAATGATACTTTGGCTAGACTTGTGGGCAAATGGATCCTCGAAGGTTGGGGTATGCGCGAGGTGATCATCAAGGCCTTAGACTGGAATCAAACCAACACACCGCCAATGAGTGTGCAAGAAGTTTTGCATACAGCCAACAGTATTTGTACTGGACATTTAAAAAGAAATCCAGATGACTATGATGTTGGTATATTGAAGTGGCATACCAGTCAATGGCAGATACCTTTAGCAGATGAACTTAAAGAGATCATGGATCAAGAAGATCCCATTGATGCACAAAAATCTCAGGATACAGTTGATAGAGATCCTCTGGGACTTAAAACATTCAACGATCCTTTCTGGGATACTATGGACTCAAGCCGCATCGAACAGTTTTGGGGTGATGCATTTGTCTTTGAACAATCAAGAGTCTTACTCTTGGGTAAACCTAAGATTGGTAAGTCACATTGGCTTGGCGCATTCGCAGCGGCAGCGACAACTGGCACTGAGTTCATGGGCAAACAATTCAGCAGACCTTTGAAAGTCATGTGGCTACAAGCAGAGATCATTCATGAGTTCTTAAAGAAAAGAATCGAAATGTATTATCAACCCTTTCATCATGATCCAGAGCTATACAACTTGGGCAAGTCAAACCTGGTTGCATCGGGCAGACTGCGAAAGAACATCATGCGAGATAGCGACATGGATGCGATAGCAGAAAGCATCGAGTATCATAAGCCGGACTTAGTCATGATCGATCCGATCATTAACTTCTTCAGCGGAGAAGAGAACTCTAACT